ACGTGATAATCTCTAGCCAGCGGGGAGGCAGAGAGGCACACGCGGCGGGCTCATGTCCCGTTTCATCGCCGGTTCGATTCCGGCCCCCGCTAACTCGGAGGTGTCAATGATCTCTGACTATCGCGGTAAGCATCGCGGAGAGTCCGTCGCCATCCTCGGCAACGGGCCAAGCCTGACGGACCATCCAATCGACGATCTGAAGTGCGTAACAATCGGCCTGAACCAATCCTGGCGTGTGTGCGAATCTCACTATCACGTGGTAGTGGAGATGGATCAGTACGACAGATTCGAGAAAGAGTTGCGTCTCGTGCCAAAGCTCTTCAGCATCGCGCCTAAGCCTTTCGGTGAGTTGATGCAGCCGATCACTGCCGAGCCACACCATTTGCGATGGTCGTGGGATCTCGAGGAAGGCGTTTACGTCAAGACTGTTGGCTATGTCGCGCTACAGCTTGCGGTCTATATGAGATTCCAGCGGATCTATCTCATTGGGTTCGATTGCGGGCCACGCGACGAGAGGGACCATTTCCATGACGACTCTGGTTTGCTGGCTTGGCCGGAACCCGCACACCGTGAAGTGTTAGGCTTTGCTGCTGGTGTGTTGTCGATGCAAGCTTACATAGCAAGGCCCGAAGTGTTTCTCGTAGGCCGTAGCGCAAGCTGTGCATTCCCGCACATCTCTTGGGAGGATATCCGATGATTACAGTACAATGCGAGACGAGCAATTCCTTTCCACACGCACAGGAGAGAATGAAGATAGGCATGCGCGCAACGTCGAACGTTGACCCTATGATGGAAGACAGCGATAAGCCGTCAAGCCACAAGAGCACGCGGCTGCGGAATACGGACTATTGGCAACGGCATTGCAACGAGCTGCGTCATTTTGGTGGCGGGATAGACGTAGACAGGCGTGATGATTCCTGAGAGGGAATTCGCAGCGAACGCGAAAGAGGAGGCCACAGACCGCGAAAGGCTCAGGGCTCGTCTTGTTGCATTCTTGAGGCTTTCGGTGTATAAGGCAGAGAGAGACGTGCGGATGTTTCGATATGCGGCTGGCGTATCGAAGCGTAAACCGTTCGCATATGAGGAGAGAGCGAGATGAGAGAGAAGGCTATTACTGTCGTGCTGACTGCCGGGCTGGTTTGTTTCGTATTGGCCCCTGTCGTTGCGTTGATGGTGGACAGTCCAGCGTTCGCACAAACCTATCCGCCGAATCCTGGCGGATGGCAACCCCCCGCAAAAATCAAGGGCGTACTCTGGAGCGGAGGCTATCTGATAGCCGCGTGTGATGACGGGAGAATCTATCGCACGAGTGTTTATGGTGGACATTGGCAGGGAGTGCAACTGCTCGCTGATGTTCCGCCGACAGGTAATGGACACTGGAGGCTGTTCCCTGGACACGAGACGGATGTTGGCGAAGTCTGGGCGCACGATACCAAGACTGTCATCAGGGTGTACGAGGGCAACAGGTTCGCGCCTTTGGATGACACTCGCTGGGTTGTGGTGCGCTGATGGCGTACATGAAGAGCATCACATGGCCAGCGTGTGCGCATTGCGGGATTCCCGCTAGCGTTGAAGTGTTGACGGATCGGAACATCTCAGCCGGTCTTTACTGCCGAACGTGCGGCAAGGCAAAAAGAGTAACGCTAAACACGCAAGAAAGCCAGCCCACGATGCGCGATATGGTCAAGACGAGATGAGCTATCAAGAGTTTCTCGCATCGAAGGCGCCGAAGGCGATCATGCGCGGGATTGCCGAGTGTCCAGACTTGGCTGGCCATCTGTTTCCGTTTCAGCGGTCGTGCGTAGAGTTTGGCTTGCACGCAGGGTCGTGGGCTTGCTTTCTTGATACAGGTCTTGGCAAGACTGCCATCGAGCTTGAATGGGCGGAACACGCTCGACTGATCAGTAACGGGTGGGCGCTGATTCTGACACCGCTTGCGGTAGCTCGGCAGATCGAAGCCGAAGGCAAACGATGGGGTTACGATATTCGTGTGATTCGGGAGCAACACGAGGCAGGCCCCGGCATCAACGTTTGCAATTACGACAGACTTGACAAGCTCGATGTTGATCGGTTTGGCGTGATAGCACTAGATGAGAGTTCGATCCTGAAATCGTTTACAGGCAAAACATGCCGTGCGCTTATTGCATCGTTCGCTGGACACAGATGGCGTATGGCCGCGACAGCAACGCCGGCGCCGAACGATCACATGGAGCTTGGACAGCATGCCGAGTTTCTCGGCGTGATGCCATCGAATGAAATGCTCGCGCGATGGTTCGTGAACGATCAAACCGAGATGGGACGATACCGACTCAAGGGGCACGGACGATCCTCCTTTTGGGATTGGATGAGTACATGGGCGCGGATGGCAGAGCGTCCTTCCGATCTTGGAGACAATGCGACAGAGTATAAGCTTCCGAAGCTTGACGTGGTGTTGCACAGGCCGAAGGCTATGGAGGCCCCGTCTCCATTCGAGATTCAATCCAGGTTTAGCGCAACGGCTATGTTTGATGTCAAGCGTAAAACCATAGCCGCCCGTGCCGAGGTGGTCGGAAAGCTCGTAGCTGAATCTGATGGTCCGTGGGTTGTATGGTGTGACACAAACTTCGAGGCTGATGCGATCAACCGATACATGAACGGAGATTCTGTCGAGGTTCGCGGATCGGATTCGACGGCGCTCAAAGAGTCTCGTCTTGACGCATTCAGGATTGGCGAGGTTCGAGTAATTGTCACAAAGCCAAGCCTTGCAGGGCACGGATTGAATTGGCAGCATTGCTGTCAAATGGTGTTTGCGGGCCGTACGTTTTCGTATGAGGCCTGGTATCAGGCAGTGCGTAGATGTTGGAGGTTCGGGCAAAAGAAGGACGTGACTGCGCATGTGGTTGTGGCTTTGGGAGAGGAGTCTCTATCGAGAGTGCTTGACCGCAAGGGCGACGAGCATGCTCAGATGAAAACTGAGATGGTCGCTGCGATTCGCAGAAGCCTCGGAGCATCAGAGAAGATAATGGCAACGTACAATCCGACAAAAGAGGGGAGACTGCCGGTATGGATGAGAATGTGATGTGCTTGGGTGACGCGCACGGGGCGAAGTATTCGCTGTATCACGGGGACTGCGTAGATGTGACTCGTCAGCTACCGTCAGAGTCTGTAGATTTCGCGGTGTTTAGTCCGCCGTTCTCTGGACTCTATATCTACAATGACAGCGTAGCGGACATGGGAAACTCGAACAGTGACGCGGAGTTTTTTGAGCACTACGGATACTTTGCTGCTGAGATGACTCGCTTGCTTCGGCCTGGACGTTGCATTGCTGTTCATGCCAAGGACCTTGTGTACTACAAAAACCAGCGCGGATCGGCAGGCTTGCGGGACTTTCCGGGTGACTTGATTCGATGTCACATCGCGCACGGGCTTGACTTTCATTCTCGTGTGACTGTGTGGAGATGCCCGGTACACGAGATGACGAAGACGAAGGCTCACGGGTTGCTGTGGAAACAGTTGAGGAAGGATTCGAGTTTCTCTCGGCAGGGATTGCCGGAGTATATCCTCGTGTTTCGCAAGTGGGCAAAGGAGGGCGAGGAGATTAGTCCGGTGACTCACACAAAGGAGTCATTCCCGCTTGAAGATTGGCAGGAGTATGCGTCGCCCGTGTGGATGAATACGCGCCAGACTGACGTGTTGCACGCTGCGAAACGTGAGCCGAACGATGAACGCCACATCTGTCCGCTTCCGTTGGATATCATTGCGCGGTGTGTACGGTTGTGGAGTAACGAGGGCGATACGGTATTCTCGCCTTTTGTTGGCATAGGGTCTGAGGGGGTCGTGGCGCTTAGGAACGGGAGACGCTTTGTTGGGATCGAATTGAAGGAAGCGTACTTCAAGCAAGCCGTGGAGAGTTGTGAAGCGATTGACGCTCAAGGCGACCTATTCGCATCTCCGGCCACATCTGACGCTGAGTATGAGGCGGCGAACGAAGGATAGACAGAGGATAGCCAATGCCAAACTCAGAGTGCAGCAAATGCCACGAGCCTATCATCTGGGCAGTGAGCAAGCACGGGAAGAACATGCCGATGGACGAGGCTCCGATAGCTACGGGCAAGTTCTTCCTTGAGAAATGGACCGAGGACGACAAACAACACGCCGTGTGGATCAGGGGAAACGATCCGTACACAGGCGAGCGCTATGACTGCCACTTCGACACGTGCTCCGAGGCTGACAGCTTCAGGAAGCGGAGAGGGCAAGCATGAGCGCTGAGGGTTCATTCCATTGCGAGCCGTGCGGGAAGCTGACGCTACACAAACGGGGGTCACGTAGTCACGTTGCACACTTTCTTCTGAGCGTGGCAACGTGTGGACTGTGGGCTTTCGTTTGGCTACTACTCGCGTTGAGTCCGTTACCGTACCGCTGCGTATTCTGCGGCACGTTACGGGGGATGCGCTAGTGGCGGTGAGCAAGTCCTGTGTGATGTGTGGGAGCCCGCTGCCTGACAGTCACAAGCATGCAACGTGTTCGATGTGCTACGGCGACGTGGACTATGGAACGGATGGCTACTACCGACGTTGGCTTGAAGCGGGAGACGAAGTGGCGGAAGAACGTGAGCGGGAGGAGAACGGTGGCTGAAGTGCCAGCTAGCGAGCGTTGCTGCTATCAATTCTTCGGCGACGACGACAGTTGTCCGAACCGAGCAACGCATCAAGACGAATATGTATCCATGCTCAAGTGGTGTCCCAAGCATGCTCATCCTGGAGAGTCGAGGGTTACCACCAGAAAGAAGGAAAGCGATGTCAACTCAGACCGCGTTTGATTGGAGCGATCCCGTCAAGCATTTCGACGGTGAGACATACGAGCCGAAGCGAGACCGTGTGAGATTGACGGGGCAGTTGGCGCGAGTGTTCTACGCAATGAGAGGAGCGGAGTGGACCACACTGCGAGACCTTGCAGACTTGGCGCAGGGGTCGGAG